AGTAAATCTAAGCTTATCTGTGTTTCCAAAGAAGATATCTCCACCTTGAACAGTTATATCTCCTGTTGTATGAAGAGATGTGTCAGGTGCAGATGTGCCTATACCAACGTTACCAGCTGAGTCAATACGCATTCTTTCTAAAGGAACTGAACTAGTTGCGTTTGGAGAAGTATATAATGCTAAAAAACCGCTTGCGTTACCACCTGCTCTAGCTCCTACAATTCTAGAACCTACTAAAGAAGCTCCTGCATTTGTAGTAGAGGCATTAAAATCAATAGATACTCCTGAGTTGGTAGCTGTATTATCAGGGTCTAACTTTAACGCTGTAACTATATTAGCGCCACCAGCTGCTTTGAGTATATGTAATGGGGCGTCAGGTGTAGTTGTCCCTATACCTACTCTTTCGTTTGCACCATCAAAAGCAACATAAGTGCTACCTGCACTTTGAATAAATACATCATCATCTGCATTTAGAAATATATCATCATCTGCATGTATCATCAAATCTTCAGGGTTGTCTGTATCTGCTTTGATAAAAGTATCTGCTGAATCAAACCTTAGCTCTTTGTTTTCAGCCACTGTTATGTGGTCATTAAAAGTTGAAGTTCCAGTTACAGTTAAATTATTAGCTACATCAACTCCAGTAGGCATAATTTTAAACCGTGTTGTATGTGACCCCGGCGCACCTGTAGCAAATATCAAAGTATCATCAGAGTTACCTTTTACTATAGTATGATAATGAGTGTCTCTTTGAAATACCATCTGGTAAGCACTAGCATTAATATGTAACTTACCTAAAGGTGTAGCTGTACCCAAACCTGTGTTACTACCTGATGTAACATGCAAAGCAGAAGTACCTGCACCAAAAGCGAACACTTCGAAAGGTACTGTATCAGTAGCTCCACTTAATAAAGTAGTTCCACGCACATCTAATGATTGAGCAGGTGACGTTGTACCTATACCTACATTACCATTGAATGTTGTATTTCCTGAATTACCAGAATGTACAATCATTGCAGCGGTTCCAGCAGTACCTCCATTAGAACCAATTCTCAACTGATTACTCAAAAGCCATATGTCTTGAGTTTTATTATTTAAAGTATCTGTTAATCTTATTCTTGGATATTTTCGTTTACCTTCAAGAACATTGTAAGTATTTTCACTATCACTACCTTCTACAAGTAGATAGTTTCCTGTGTCTGAACTATCACCAAGTAGTAATTTACTACCATCATATTTAAATTGAGCACTACCTTCTATACTATCAGCTGTGGAAGCTCCTACTGCTATTTGGTTATCGGTAATAGAACCAGCAATAGTACCTCCACCTCCACCTCCTGCTAAGTGTGAAAGGTCAACAGTAACATTAGCAGCTCCTTTGACTGCCAAAGTAAGGACATCGTCAGAATTATTTAACGTTGCCCCAGTAACATAATAATTGTTTCCAGCTGGTGCTGCGGACTCTATGCGTTTGTTACCCACTGCATTATGGGCTAAACTTTTCAATACCTTTGTATAACGTGCCATCTATTCACCAGTTAAAAATGTTGGGGAGATTAAGGCTCTCCCCGTACCTTTCATAAAAAACTATTAGAACAATCTAAGCGTTAATTATTATTTGTCCAGCTTCTGGTCTGACGATTTTCAATCCATATCTCATAGACATGTATGAACCGACAATTCCGAAACCGGGGTTTGCTTCCTCAACCGTTAGAGGTCTTCTTTCTACGTAAGCCATTGGCTTAGCAGATAAATCGAAAACACCCATGCGGTCTTGTGGGACGTATGCGTTTACTACGACTTGTAAACCATAGATTTGTCCAGCTAAGCCACCGTTATTCAACATTCCGCTGAATGGGTTGCTTTCTGGAGCGGTAGGCATTACGTTTGCACCAGTTACTGCAGAGCCTGATACTGCCATTGTGTTTGTGAAAACACTAGCAAAATCAGCCATCTTTAGTAAGTTCTCATAGTGAGCTGGGGAAATGAACAAGTGAGTTGCACTTGCCCCGTGCTTTGACATACGAGAGATAGCAGCAGCAATATCGGATAATGCGATAGCTCCTGCGGTATCGTTGGTTGCGTTGTTGTAAGACTTAGCTCCTGAAAGGACAGCTATTGTTTGGTCTGCGTATTGGTCTAGACGACCAGCAAACGTTGCGTCTTTTCCTAAGAAACCACCTTGTGGGTTGCTTGAGAAAGTTGTGATGTCAGCTTCAGTGGTTGTAGCACCAATAGCGACTGTACCGAAAGTAGCGTCTGCTGAGCCAGAACCAAAAACAACCTTTATTACGTGGTTAGTCATGTGTCTGTCTACAGCTCTGCGAGCTTCGTTCAATGCCATTTCAACTTCGTTGAATCTTGAATCTTCTATCATTCTTCGGGTTACACCTACTGCAAGACCCCACTCTTTAACTGCGACTCTCTCGGAGCGTAGTTTAGTGTGTTGGTATTGAGGAGTGTTTCCTTCATCTATTTGTTCCATCGACATCGATGGTTTTGCGAAAGTGATATCAATATCACCGCCTGTATCAGTCGTCATTGGGTCTGCAAAGAATGCCATTACTGGTAAATCTGTGACTCTGTAGTCACGGATTGCTTCTTTGTAATCAATGAGGACTCTTTCACCTGCACCGCCATCAGCGGAGCCTGTGTTCAAGCTTGTTAGTATACCGGGAGTTGCGTCAACCATTTAATCACCTTATATAGTCAATACCTTGACCAATCTGATTCCAGTTCCAGTTCCAGACTCTAAAGCAATTGCGAAAACTGCTCCAGCAGTTGCTCCTGCTTTTAAGACTCCGTTTCTTGCAGCAGCGCCAGCATCTACTTCTAGAGTTGCTCCGCTTGCTACGGTTCCTGTTACTGCGGCGTTCAATACGACACCTTTTCCGGAGATGATACTGCACGGTCCATCTGCTACTGCGTCAGTAAGGGCGAACCCAATTACTTTTTTCGAAGCAGCTCCTTCGTCCATCCTAACTTTTCCATCGGTGTGCATTTCACATGCATGTCCACCGGATAGAGCAGCTTTGGCTGTAAAAGGAAGGATACGTGCTGGTGCACCACCATCATTTACTAATACTTCTGTTGCCATGTTTAGTTACCTCTATAGTAGTCTTGGTCAATTCTTAATTTTCCATCTACCATTTTCATACCGAATTTTCTTTCTGTTGGTTCTGGTACTTCACCCTCGTCGGCTGCTTTACCTTTACCGAAAGACCTTTCGACATCGTTGCTTGGCTCTGGCATTGCTGCTAGAGCGTCGCTGAATCCAGTCAATCTGGACTCATCCCATGCAGAGAGTTCCTCTACACGAGCATCCTTTTTATCTTCTTCGACTGAGCCGAATAAGACTTCTTTGGATATAATTGCTTCTACTGTTTCTAACTTTCGTGCTTCTGCTTCCTTAGTTAGTCTTTCTTCCTCTGCTTCTTTGAAAGCTTCCAATTCTTTCATAGCTTTCTTAAATTCAGATTCGATTTCTTTCTTGGATGCTTCTGCAGCTTCAAGTTGTGAACGTAGAGAAGCGAACTCGCGTTCGACAATGTTCTCTGCCTCGGATTTTACAGTTGTTTCTTTTGTCTCTTCTGACATATTTTCTACCTCTGTTTTCCCGTCTTCACATCCACAAGATTCTTCTTGGCCACCACAACCACAGTCGTGGTCGTCTTCTGATTCTTGTGAATTACATTCATTTCCATCTATTGTACATTCTTTACAGACGGGGTCCATTTTTTCATTGTCAATGAAACTTACCTCTGTGGGACGAATGTTAGTGGCATATGTGTCACCCATCACATCAATATCATTAGAAAACCAATCGATACTGACATGAGTCATGTCCCCGTCCTTGACTTTGTTCATCACTTCTTGACCGCGGCCATATTTGTTAGATACTGTTGCCAACATCTTTACTGCGGTCTTTCCATTATCCATCTCGATTAGCTCAGGTTTCGTTGCCATGCCGATTAAATCCTCAGCTGTTCTTTGATGGTCAATATAAATCGGGAGTTCTGAGAACTTCTCAAGGTTGTCCTTCAACATACCTCCTTCAATATAAACTTTATGTTCTTCTCCTTCTACCTCATACTCATGAGGTCCGGATGTAATAGCGATAACTGGGAATGTAACAGAGTCAATTCCCTCATCACTGGAAAATGTCATCTCATCTCCATCACCCACAGATAATGCAAATGTTCTCTGTGTAGGTTCTGTAGACGTGCCCTCTGCAAATTCCCGCTCTACGCCATTCTCTTGCGCCCACATGCCACACATGCCAGCTGCAATCTCTTCAGGGTTATCAAAACCCCTTTTCTTCAGGTTTGATTTAGTTTGTATCATACATTTTTCAAATGTCATGCTCTATCTCCTGTTACGTTTGCGGAGGGTTGATTACCCCTGTTTTGTGCTCTAG